AGCGGCGGCAGACAAACTGGCGGCGGAAAAAGCGGCGGCAGACAAACTGGCGGCGGAAAAAGCGGCGGCAGACAAACTGGCGGCGGAAAAAGCGGCGGCAGACAAACTGGCGGCGGACAAGGCCGCAGAACAGGCGAAAATCGACGGAATCGTCAATCGATATATTGCACGTCCCCGTGATCAATGCTATTTTACAGGAACACATGCACATCAGATCAACCTACTTCAAAAACCAAGATATCAGGACTGTGTGTATGAGTGCCATGAGAATAACCTAAAGAATAATCGTGAAATAGAGTGCATGGGTGTAGTGTACAGTAAAGACAGGTATTGTTATCTAAACGGATTCAAGCCTCATGTACCCGATTGGGCGACTACGGGTAAGTTGCGATGCAAATATTTCGACGCAGAAGACTCGTATTTGGATGATAATGCAATCAACCGGGGATGGTTGAATGCGAGTGACATGAGGGTCTAAATAGCGACAATATGATCCAACGGATTTGGTGTGCGTGGTCGAAGCCATCTACTACGAGTTTGGAATGCGGTGCGCATTTTTATGCTCACCAAACGAAGACTTTGGAAGGAGGAACAAAAGATGAAATGCGACTTTTCGAAGCCCTTTTCAAGGGCGTGAGTACTCGATTTGGGCTACGAACAATTGAAAGTCCATTCGAAAATCAGGAACTCATCTTTTGTTCCTTCTTCCAAAATCTTCGTTTGGGGAGCATAATTTTCGAAGCACTTTTCAAGGTCGTGAGTACTCAATTTGGGCCACTAAGCATGGAAAAGTCAATCGAAAATCCACATTTTATCCTTCCGGTGCATGTTTTCGAAGCACGTTTATAAGGGGCGTGAGGACACTGAGGAGTACATACGATGCTACACACGCACGGGACGACACGCACGGTGTGGAATATTGGGCATCTTCTGACACATGATAAAAAAATGTAGATAAATGAGCAGGTATACAACCGTGCAGTACAATCCAGTTGTATCGGTCGCAGCATGTGTAGACAAAAGCGATGTGGTTATATCATCCGCGACAGACGTGTCCATCACACCCGACGTGTGGTTCAACCACGACAATGTCACGCGCGTGACCATCCCCAAGAGTGACTACGAGGACCTCTATTCAGTCGGCCTGTCGATGGACATCAAATCAGACATTCAAAGAAAGCTTCAGTCGTATATTCGCGACGAAAACGGCTACGCTTCCTGGTTGAATTCGAAAGTGAACGGTTCGAGTAAAGACACCTACCGTGTCAAGACGTCCAATATGGGGTTTATCATCAACGCAATCGACACTTCCTTCTCGGACATTGCCAATGAGTTCAAATCGACCACCAAGCCTGGTAACCTGAAAAACCCCGAGGTCGTCCAGATTCTTTACACCCTCGAAACGACCATAACCGACGCACAAGGGGCGGTTGGGACGTACGCCATTCGAATCGGGTTCGAGTACTACGTTTCCAAGTCGTAAGTGTGTGCGTGGTGTTGTACACAGTGTGCACGTGTGTGTGCGTGTGTGTACGTGTGTGGTGGCAAATGTACTACTCAGTATTACAGAGTCAGTAACAGTAGCTACTGCGAAGACTCGCACTATAGGGTAGGCGAAGACGGGTCGATGAGAATATCAAACGCTTCGTCCTCGGTGCATGTATACGCATTTGTGTGTCCAGGCCTGAATTGCGACCATGCGGCTTCGTAGTGGATGATGTTGCGCGTCTTGTGGTGACACCCGAAAATGCTCATCACGGTGTGGATGACGTATGTCAGTTGGCTTACTTCGCCTAGCCAGAATGTATTGGCGCTCGGTCGAATGTTGATGACAAACGGCGATAGAACGTACCAGTCGTCAACCATGACGATCTTCCAGTGCTCGAACGCGCAATTCAGCACGTGCCAATACCGAGGCAAGCCAAACGTGACGCACAAAACTCCTGGGTAGGCGCACGATTGCCAGTTCTTACAGGCGACCAGCGTCTGGATGCACGATGCGACGTAATACGCCACAATGGCGTGTGCGTGCATGCCACAGATGACGATCGAGTCGATACTCGGGTCGTGGTCACAGACCTCCATAATCGAGTACGTCGCCTGTCGTATTTCACGTATGAGGTTGGATGGTGCTTTTAGTTCTCCGTAGCGGGCTTTATCCACGAATTCCATATGTGAAGATATGGACGGTGCGCACGTTTTGACCGCGGTGTAGTATCGTCGGTTGTGCTGGACGTCCGGCCGTGTCTGGTTACATAGCTTCAAGCACGTCGCGACCGTCTCATACTTGGATAGTTGCGTCATTTAGTTTAGTTTTGTTTTTTCTAGCGTTATGCTCCCCTGTACACCCCCAAACGAGGATTTGGCAGACCGATTCTGACCGAACACGCGTTTGGGACTCAAAAATTTAATTGGGAGTGTCTTTTCGATTTACTTTGGGTCGAACAAGCCTTTCAGAATGCGTACTCGCTCGGAGTCGCTCCCTTGGATAGTGCTTCACGGGGAAGACGCATTGTGAAAGGGTTAAATCGGTATGGCGAACAAAAAAATTGCGCAATTTCGCACCCAACTACTTAACGAAGGAACGTGCATACGTGAGTACTCAATAATCAGGCTACTTTCCAACAGACACTGAAATGATTTAAAAGAAATGTGTTCAATTGGCCTGAACTTTGAGTACTCACGTATGCGCGTTCATTCGTTAAGTAGTGGATGCGAAATTGCGCCATTTTTTGTTCGCTACATGGCTACGATGTTGAGAGATGCAAAAGACCTCTTTTCTTCGCAAATGCATCTCCTTCGTACCCGACGCAACTCAGACTCCGATAATACATCATCTTGTGATTTCGGCATACGAGCCGTCATGTACATCCCATGCCATTCGTCGCACACCCATCGACACGGCTGATGCACTGCTCTCTAAGGACACGCAGTCTTCATTCTAGTTATCTACACGCCCTTTAACACGGCTGTCAAGTACGCCCTTTAACAAAGAGCGATGCCGCTGATGCGATGCCATGCTCTTTAGGCGGAACTTTTACTGACACTGTTACAGCGACACTTCGTTTGGGAGAGGTAAGTTTGTTACAAAAGATAGTAGCATCCAAGATTACAAGAAAACCAACACATCGCATGATACTATCCAAACGAAGATTTCGGAAGGATGAACAAAAGATGAAATCCGGATTTTCGAAGTACTTTTCAAGGGCGTGAGTACTCGATATGGGCTACGAACCATTGAAAAGTCAGTCGAAAATCCGGATTTCATCTTTTGTTCATCCTTCCGAAATCTTCGTTTGGGGAGCATACAATTTCGCACCCACTACTTTACGAAGGAACTTGCATACGTGAGTACTCAACAATCAGGCTACTTTTCAATAGACACTGAAATGATTTAAAAGAAATGTGTCCAATTGGCCTGATTGTTGAGTACTCACGTATGCAAGTTCCTTCGTAAAGTAGTGGGTGCGAAATTGCGCAATTTTTTGTTCGCTACATGGGTTGCTACTATCTTTTGTAATCATATTGCAAACATTCAAACGAAGGTTTTGGAAGGATTGACAAAAGATGAAATCCAGGTTTTCGATATACTTTTCAATGGTTTGTAGCCCAAATCGAGTACTCACACCCTTGAAAGGTATATCGAAAATCTTGATTTCACCTTTTGTCAATCCTTCCAAAATCTTCGTTTGGGAGGGATAAAGTTCGGAGAGTGCGTTTCCCCGGGAAGCACTTTTCAACGTTGTGTAGCCAAAATCGAGTACTCACACCCTTGAAGAGTGCTTCCCCGGGAAACGCACCCTGAAATGTTTGCCCGACCTTCCAAAATCTTCGTTTGGGGAGCATAAAATGCACATCAAAGTTTGCACGCACGCCCCTCAACACGACTGATGCTATCTATCTTCAGAGACTGACCCACGCCGGATTGAGCAAGGACTTGACGACGCGTCATGCATACTAGGTGGCATGCCATCTTCGTGATGGGCAGCATGATGGTCTTTCCCAATCCGGCGTGGGTCAGTCTCGATGCGACTCTCGCAAATGTTGTTTCCCAGACTAAGAATCCCATTGCAAATGCACGTTCCCCAAACGACGATGTTTGAAGGATGGACGGAACAAAGGATGAAATCCGAATGACTTTACTGGTTACCAACTCAAGTTCTCACAACCTTGAAACAACCTTGAACAGTGCTTAGGAAATCCGGATTTCATCGGTTGTTCATTCCATCCTTCCAAAATCGTCGTTTGGGAGGGGCTACATTCCCTTTTGTGGCTCCGATGATTTTGAAAAAAAATAGCAACGTAAATGAACACGATTCGTAGCAGCCCAAAATCTCACTCGCCGAGTGTGGTGCGTCGAGGCACTCGTTCGGCGCAACCGAAGAAGAGTGCATCGAGACACCCATCCCACGAACCGAGCCTCCACGGTGGGGCGGACTCGAGCCCCTACCAACGCAACGCCCCCCGAGGTGGCCCGATCGCTCTCACCGTCGACATCGAAGTCGTCCGAGACCGCCTCAATGATTTCTATGACGCCATAAAAATCAACGCCGAAGGCTCGCGTAAAGAGCCCGGGTGTGTGTCCATGGAGGTTGTGCGCAAGCAGGTGACCGTCGACGGCAAGCCACAGGACTCCGAACGACTCTTATTTCAATTGTACGAGGTTTGGGCGGACCAGGTGGCGATCGACGAGCATCGCAAGACCGAACACTACCGGAAGTGGAATGAATTCCGCTTCGGAATCAAGGGCGAAAGTCCAGCGGGAATCATCAGCACACGGGTCGAGTCGCAGATACTGCTCGATATTTAAGCGCTCTCCGCAGTGAGTCCGCACGCTCTCCGCAGTGAGTCAGCACGCTCTCCACACGCTCCACACGCCCTTTATTTACGAGACTAGTCGTACTCGTACCGTGACTCGTACTCAGATTACCCACGACGTACATGGCGACGTGGACTTCTGCGCGTTCATAAAGCACCGCAAGATGTCATGTCCGACATGGGTAAGTCTCGCAAACGCGGTTTCCCACATGGAAAGGCACTGTGTTAAAAACAAACATGAAAGACGATATGACAAAAAACTTGCCGATATACTCCAGCCTAGATAAGCGGATTTGCGAACGGGCGTACAAGCCACGCCATCATAGCACGTGGCTCATCGGTGATGTCATTTTATTCGGCATCCAAAACGAGTGGGAGGACGGATACTTCATGTCGTTCGCATGGGCGACATTGAAGGGTTACGAGCGCCATATCAAGTGGACGCACTTGGACCGACATCGCACACGGTCCAAGTTGTACAGTAAGTGCCTCCCGGGGGAGACCGACGACGAGCACAATTGGCGGATTACGGTGCGCGGCACGCAGGCCGAGTACGCTGCGTTCCTGGGACTGGGGCTATCGCCCGTGTCGCAGCTCGGCGACACGCGCATCCGGAGCACGCTCTCGGATTTGAATAAGGACATCCTTCTCTATTGGAACGACCTGCCGATGCGCGTAGAAGTGAAGACGTCCCCGCGCATCGGATTGGTAGACGACATATTCTGCAACAACATCGAAAGTGGCTACAAGGGAAGCCCGGGGTACAAGGGCGAGCCAGGCTGCCTATTCGTCCCTTCTTGGCAGGGCATTACGGCCGATTTGTACATCCACCTGATATACGATCGTCATCCGTTGTATCCTAATAACGTGGATTGCATGACGTATGAGCTAGCTGGGGCCGCAACGAAGGACATGCTGCGCGCATCCAGTCGCGGTCGGTGTGCGGGGTTCGAGGTTTTGAGGTCATGCTTGATCGACGTCAACGACGCCTGTGCGCGAGTGTACGCCGCCCGTCAGATGATACCGCATGTGCGGCCGGTGCTACCACACTTTACGAATTGTCATGCGGTCAACGTCGATTCGAAGTTGCAAGTGATCTCGACTGAGCGGGAGAACGCTCGGTCGAATGCGCAGCATGCATGACGATGCGCGTGCGCGCCTCCGGATGATATACGACGCGCGAGTCGTTCGTTCTATATCATGGTCGAGAGCTTCATTCTCTGTGTTCAACTTTGCCCACCCCCAAGAACTTGGCAAGAAGGCGACTATACGCTGAAAAGAGCGTCATGCGACCAGAGACCATCGGTCGAACCGTGAGTGGCACGAAAACGTAGATAAGAACGTCGAACATCATGTGGCCGATGACAACAAAATCAATGCATTCAAATCAGCCGTAGGCAACTAGTCCCCTTTTTTTTCGACAATCTCCATTTTGAACATTTCGACAAAAGCGTCAACATGGATTCGTGGTTAACCTGACCCCGAAATCCCCGATTATCAGATGCTCATACGGGCAGGATACGTCGTTTGAAGGCATTTACGATAAATCGGGATTCGGGGATTTCGGGAACTGTGGTTAACACTTTTGTCGAAATGTTCAAAATGGAGATTGTCGAAAAAAAAGGGGACTAGTTGCCTACGGCTGTCCCAAACGAAGATGTTACATGCGAGTATGAAAAGTGCTTACAAAAGCCATTACCCCCAGCCGTTGTAGTGCCAGTGCCCTACGCCCGTTTCTACTCCATGAAGTCTCTTTTGCACGAATCGATTGAATATCAATGTGGAGACTGGGCACTCCCATAGTTATGAGAGACATCTGCTGTATTTACTACCCTGTCATCAAACAAGTAATTAAATGTATTCACGACGGACATGCAGTTTGATTCTATGTATGACCTCTCGTTTATTTTTATCATCAGCCGCAGAGGCAATGTAGTGAATGATTGAACCTTTGAATATTTCAGAAGTATCTGCTGGGTTTTAGCATCATACTTCAATTGAAACCTATAATATCCATTGACGATATTCTCGCTACAGGTCGTCATACATAACACTATTGAGTTTTTTGTTTCTTCCAATACGGCGACCTTTTCATAAGATGTCGTGTATAATGTATCGCCAACTAAGCCCGTTGTAATCGCAACTACTTCATCTTGTTTTACCATTTTGTCTTTTTTATGAACGATAGTTTTCAACTCCACATTATCAATCTTATATGCGAACACATCGAGTCGCTTAATCTTATCAAGCATGGATAAATATTGCTCTCTTCTAGCATTGCAAGTATATTTTCCCGAAAAATGATATTTCTTTTTGTCTAAAGGTACATCTCCATCGTGAAGATTACTCAACGACGAAAACGCACCATTATTATTTAGGACGAGCCAGTCAAATGCCAGACATATTAACCTCACCCCACCCCAATCTCGTAGTACCTCAACGATTGTATCCATATACACGTTGCGTTATTTTATTTTGTCCGAACGCAGGTGATGACAGACTGAACATTTGCATGGGTGCATCTTTTCTAATTAGTTTTCAAAGGGGTGTAGTCCAAATCAAGCATTCTCCCTTTGATGGGCCTTTAGAAAATTGGTGGTTGACACTTTTGACGAATTGTTCGAAATGGAGATTGTCAAAAAAAAGGGGACTAGTTGCCGACGGCTGATTACCCCACGTATTTTTCGACGTTCCCAAATCTTCGTTTGGGAGCAATAAGGTGCATGCTCCCCAAACGAAGATTTGGGAAGACTGAAAAAAGCGTGGGGTGTGCGGTTTTGAAGTACTTTTCAAGGGTGTGAGTACTCGTTTTGGTTTACCACTGATTGAAAACTCGTTCAAAAAACGCATACGCAACAGCCGTCGGCAACTAGTCCCCTATTTTTCGACAATCTCCATTTTGAACATTTCGACAAATGCTATGCTCCCCAAACGAAGATTTTGGAAGGCCGAACGATCATTCGGGAACGTTTTTTCAAAGCACTTTTCAAAGGGGTTAGAACTCGATTTTAGGCACGCTTCTTTGAAAAGTGCTTTGAGAATACGTTCCCGGATGTTCGCTCGGTCTTTTGAAATCTTCGTTTAGGGAGCATAGCATTTGTCGAAATGTTCAAAATCATCTAATGGTCCTTTATATGGCATTTCATGCGCTTTTCATTACCCAAATCATTGCCCTTGTTGTTATCGACCGTCTCATCTACGTTTCCATGCGCGCAGAATTCGTTTCCCGGCCCAATCCCGGGGAAGCACTTTGCAAGGGTGTGAGTACCGACCGTTTCGGGGCTACCAATCGCTGAAAAGTGCTTCCCCGCCGAATCCCCGCGCATTCTGATTCAATTTCGGAAAGGGCTGGTTCGTCGGACGGCGAACTTCGTCCTTCCAACATCTTCCGTTCGTTGGGAGGGTAAAAATGATTCAAAGGGCGTAGGCTGGACAAACAGCCCACATCCTCTCATGCAGGCTTGTTGCTCGATATGCACCGAGGCCTTCAACGCATCGTCTCGTAGTCGCGTTGCGTGCGTGCAGTGCCAGGGCAGTGCTTGTCGAGCGTGCTACCGACGGTACTTTCTGAGCCGGTTCCAAGAGCCCAACTGCATGCACTGTCAAGTGGCGTTCAAATACGAGCATATTTGCGACGAATTTCCCAAGACTTTTTGGCAGAAAGAGTACAAGAAGCATCGAGAGACGATGCTGTTCGACATGGAGCGCGCGCAGTGCGTGGCCACCCTCCCATACGTCCAAATGGTGCACGAGCAGGACGCGATTCGCGACGACCTTCGCGCGGTCAACGACGAGATCAAGCGCTTGCGTCGCTTGTTACAACTGAACATTCGGCGCCAAGTCGAATTGAACCGACGGTTCGTCAACTTGGACCCCATGCATGTCACGCGGGCCGCACCGCAAACCGCCGAGTATCACACACCGTGCAACACGCCCGACTGTCGCGGGTTTGTAACGAAGAAAGAGCCACAATGCGCCTGTTGCAAGCAGCGCACGTGCCACAATTGCCACCAGACCGTCGACCCCGACCCTGACACCGAGCACGAGTGCAAGGCCGACGACGTGGCGACGGTCCAAGAGCTGCGCCGGAACTCGAAGCAATGCCCCGAGTGTCGAGTCAACATCTCCAAGATTGACGGGTGCGACCAAATGTTCTGCGTGTCGTGCCACACGGCCTTTTCGTGGAACACCGGGCAGCGCGTGACGGGCCCGATTCACAACCCGCACTACTTTGAGGTGAGGGCCCAACTCGGCGCCAACTTCCCCGTCCGCAACGGTGGCGAGGGGGTGTGCGATGACGCCCTACCAGACGTTCGCTACTTTCGCAACGCGCTGTCTCAAGAGACCATCACCCGAGACAGCGAGACCACGCTGCGATACGCCACGCACATTCGGCAGGTCACCATCCCCGAGTTGCGCGCAAATGGTGCGAGAGAGTACTCGTTTCGCACCAACTTGCGCAATCGGGTGGCGTGGATGTTGAAGCAACGGTCGGACGACGAGTTTAAGCTGATTCTCTACCGCAACGACAAGAAAAGCCGGTTCCACAGCGAGTTGCTCGCGTTGTTTCAGATGTACGTCAACGTCATCGGCACGCTCTACAACAACATCGTCGTCGAGCGGTCGATGAGGTCCTACCCCGATGTCCAGATGCTCAAGCGCTATACACGCGAGCAGCTCCTCGCCATCAAGGGTCGCTACAACTCCACGTCCACTTCGTACGATCGGTATCTATCGGACATGGTGTAGCGCATGAGCAATGAGCATCCTTTTTGCCGTGGAACGGTTGCAAATCGTCATCCACCCCGAACGTGGAAGACCTAACGAGCCATCCTAACGAGCCATTCCGAATGTAGCTATTTGGGCCACAAAACGTTATAAAGTGCTTACCCGGGAAATGCGCTCTGAAGCACGCGTAAGCGCGGCAGCACAAGCGGCAGCGCGCGCGCATGGGAAGAAACGGGGCAACCCCGTAATAAACCCGAACAGGGGATTTGCTTTTAAAAACGCACAGGATCGAGTCTGGGCCGCTGCTCCCGATCGTCGTCTGCGTCTCGTACACGGGCGAGAAAGCCACGACCGTCCCTGGCGTCGGCAACCACGTGCCGCCCTGCACGCGCCGCAGTCCCAAACGAAGATTTTGGAAGGAGGAACAAAAGATGAAATGCGGATTTTCGAGTACTTTCTAAGGTCGTGAGTACTCAATTTGGGACACGAACCGTGGAAAAGTGCTTCGAACATCGATGCTCCCCAAACGAAGATTTGGGAAGGATGAACAAATGATGAAATCATGCTTTTCGACTGACTTTTCAATGGTTAGTTGCCCAAAACGAGTACTCACGCCATTGAAAAGTGCTTCGAAAACCCAGATTTCATCTTTTGTTCATCCTTCCCAAATCTTCGTTTGGGAGGGATAAAATCCGGATTTCATCTTTTGTTCCTGCTTCCAAAATCGTCGTTTGGGGAGCATAAGTTTTTGTTCGGCCTTCCAAAAATCTTCGTTTTGGGAGCGATGTAGCAAACAAAAATGGCGCAATTTCGCACCCACTACTTAACGACGGAACGTGCATATTTTTTGTTCGCCATACCGTATAATTCAATTGGGAGCATACATTTTGATTTTGAAGGGCGTGAGTACTCAATTTGGCACGGTTCGTACGGTCTTCCAAAATCTTCGTTTGGGGAGCAGTGGGTATGAAAAGCGTGGATAAGAACATCGATAAGAACAACAAGCAATGATTTGGGTCGTAAAACGCGTCATAATGCAATGAAAATCGACATTAGAGTCGATTGAGTCGCATGAACACACCCATGTTATCTGGATGCATTAAAATAGACGCCAAGATGCAAAATTCACCATGTAGCGAACAAAAATTGAGCAATTTTTGTTCGCCATGCCGATAATTCCTCCAAGTGAACATTAGCGCGTCTTTTAGTGTTATTACAGCATCTTATCTACGCGCATTTGTTCCTAGGCGCGAAAGTGCGCCTTTTTTTTCGCCACAGTGCTTGGGTCCCACCGACCCGTGACGTTGAACCGCCTTGGTCATCCCTAGTCGCTCGCGGGCTTGATCTAGGGCTTGATCTAGGGCTTGACCTAGGGCTCGAATTGCGAGGGCTCTTCGTTCGATGACTCGTCGTCATCTTTATCGCTTTCGTTCCGACACTCGGCTTTCCCGACTGCACTCGGGTCGGCGGGCGGGCCGACTGCACAGCTGGGATAGCGACACGACCGCCTGTATACGACGCCAAGCACCGGGCGATGCGACCTCGCGCGTGGCTCCCGTCCGTGGACATGGGCGAGTGGAAATACGCCAGGCCCTCCCGGGCGCGCGCATCCGCCCACCGAAAGAATTGGCCTCGGTAGTCGCGTGTGTGGACCGATTGGTGGTACAAGTCCGCCATGGTTCGAGCGGACACGGCGTGACCTATGGTCTTTTCGACAAACTCGTGGCAGTCCTCGTGACACACGACCCCGCCGTGCGTACAGAGATGGGCGTCGCGTTCGGGAACATGGCCATCGTCGACGCAAAACAAAAGGCCAGGGCGACCGTAGATCGGAAACCGTCCGTAGCCGTCGTCGGTTTCGACGGTGACGATCGCATCGCGGTTCGGATCGAATCCGCTGCCGCATTCGAGCCACTCCAAGTCCACTTCCATCGGTGCGGGTCCGTCGTCCGGTTGGGCCGAAAAAGGCAGCCCGCACAGGAAGCAGTGCACGCTCCACGCGCCCGACCCGAGCATCATCGTTTTATGGTGCTTTTTTTTTGTTTTTTTTGCACGAAAACCCCTACAATGTGATTTAACCATAGTCCGTCCAAGATTCATTTCCCTAAATTTATGCTCCCCAAACGAAGATTTTGGAAGGCCGAACGAACCTTTTGTAAACCTTATGCTCCCCAAACGAAGATTTTGGAAGGCCGGACGAACTTTTCGGAATGCGGTTTCGAAGCACTTTTCAAGGGTGTGAGTACTGTATTTGGGCTACAAAACGTTGAAAAATGCTTCGAAACCGCGTTCTGAAAAGTTCGTCCGGCCTTCCAAAATCTTCGTTTGGGAGGGGTAAACCTTTCAGAATGCGTTTTCGAAGCACTTTTCAAGGGTGTGAGTACCGGATTTGGGCGAAGAAACGTTGAAAAGTGCTTCGAAGACGCATTCTAAAAGGTCTACAAAAGGTTCGTTCGGCCTTCCAAAATCTTCGTTTGGTAGGGGTAAAATTCGAGGAGGAGCCGGTAGGAGCCTCATTGTTTTATAAGCCGGTTCTGTAACCATTCCGACGGTCAATGTCGCGATTTTGTCGAAAACGCATGCTGAAACGTTGGTTCGACCTTCCAAACCCAAATATTGCAACGTGGATGTATGGATGACACTTTTCTCGAAATGTTCGAAATGGAGATTGTCGAAAAACGGGGACTAGTCGCCATATGTGCTATGTGTTGGTTTCCTGTGATTCTTGCAAGACGATACAAAAGAAACATAGAAGCACGTGATGTGTTGGATAATAATCAGTGAAGTTGAAGTTGGCTTGTATCCCACGCATTGACCGGCTGGTTGAAGTAATTCGCGTTCTGAAACATGCATGTTCGTCACGTGGCTCGTGTTCCAGTATCCGTTCGGATCGTTTCCGATTGGTTGAAAAACAGCCCACTCATGTCCGTCACACCGGTCGTGTCCCACCTCGAGATGTGTCCATATCGCTCCATCACCTGGTCGCGGTCTGACAGCCATGCTTGAACGTCGGTGCGTAGCGTGTGGTTGGTCTTGACGTGTGGCAGCCGCGACCTCCCGCGTTCCGACGGCGCACCGAGACGCATCGCCTACCGGACATCCGGCAAGGTATTATTATGATTTGTGTTAAACGGTCTTGTCGATTTTACTCATCGGTCGCTTGCGTTTGCGTCGTCGCATGTGTGTATCTATTGCACAGACACAGGTGCTCTCCACCGTCCTTTGGAACATGAGAAATGCAGTATTTGAAATGCATGCCTCGCCATTCACAGCACGGCACCTCGTATCTGAGAGATGTCGACTCCATTTGCCTACCTAGACACCTGCACACATGACACACGGCCCAATCGCGTTCAACGTCACGTCTACAAACTGGACATGTTCTCGGATGAGGCAAATTGTCAGGGTCACATAGCCACTTCTTTATACACAAAGTGCAGAACGTGTGCTTGCACGATGGCAGTTCCAAAAGCTCCTTTGTATCGAGGCACATCGCACATTCTCCCTGGGTAGTAGATTGCCTTGTATTTGGCATGCATACCGTGCACCCGGCCATAGGCGATGTTTCGTCGCTTTCTTCGTCGTGTTCTTCCATAAACGCCAGGGTAAGCCTCGCCAGCGTCGCCGTAATAAGATCATCAGACATGGGTGTCATGGATACTAGCAATGCGTCATTCCTCGTTTCGACTGCGTCAACGAACGCCTGCATGTAAGAAGGCTGGTCGTCTTGTTCACCACCAGTGTCGCTCTCTGGTGCGACCTCAGAACTCTGTATACAAGACGAATGGTCGTTGTACCCCGCGCCACAGCCACGCGCACCATCCGTATCAGCATCCATCGTAGCCACCTGTCTATTACGCACCACATCCCAATGGTCAGACGCTCCCAGTACGCTTCGACACGCCGGTCCTTCGTATTTGGTTCTTCTCTCTAGCTCGTATTCACATCGCTCTCGTCTCTCAAGTTCCATGTACTCAAGGTACGATTGTATGGTTCCCGTATAAACAAATTTTCTACGGGTCTCCTGCCACGCCGAATATCTTGCGTTGAACGCGAGAGATCTCTCCTCATCGGCGGATGCACTATGGTCGATAAAGTCGTCTAAAACTCGGTCGCCGCATCGGATTTCACCCAAGATTGTCCTTGTGTACCCCCGATTTTTTTCATCGTCGGTCAGTTCTCTATATGGCCAACGCGCAAATGCTTTCAAAAGTTCAGATCGTAATGCGCTACGAGAATCCATGGTCGTATGTATAGTGTGGATAGTAATTTTAAACCATTTGTACATGACACACATGCATTGTGGCGAGCAAAAAGTCGCACTTTCAGTGGCAGTCTTCGTCTTTCACGCCTCGCCGCGGCCTCGGATGAAATGCGTATGAATAACAACAAAAGACACTAATTTGTTATCTGGATCAGCCGTCGGCAACTAGTCCCCATGTTGGACAAACCTGCCTTTTCAGGAATTTTATGCTCCCCAACCATGTAGCGAACAAAAAATTGCGCAATTTCGCACCCACTACTTAACGAAGGAACTCTCATACGTGAGTACTCAAAGTTCAGGCCAGTTGAATACATTTATTTTTAAATCAACACTAAACTAAACAAACCTAGCATGATATGTGTGCATGTGTGAAAACCTAGCCCAAATGTGAGTACTCACACCATACTCACCAGCGTTCCTAAAGTGGGGGCCTGAAATTGCGCAATTTGTTGCTCGCCACTAGGCTCCCCAAACGAAGATTTTGGAAGGTCGGACAAACCTTTCAGAGTGCGTTTTCGAAGCACTTTTCAACGTTTTGTAGCCCAAATCGAGTACTCACACCCTTGAAAAAGTGCTTCGAAAACGCACTCTGAAAGGTTTGTCCGACCTTCCAAAATCTTCGGTTGGGATGGGTAAATTTCCCAAATATTTTACTCGACTTGGGCTACGAACCATTGAAAAGTGCTTCCTTCGAAATCCGGATTACATCTTTTGTTCCTCCTTCCAAAATCTTCGTTTGGGGAGCATGGACCTTGCAAGATGACCAAAGTTTATCCCGCCCAAACGAAGATTTTGGAAGGATTGACAAAAGATGAAATCCAGATTTTCGATATACCTTTTAACCCTTAACCGGACAAAACGGGTAAATTTACTGTCGTAGCTTGCGCTGTAAACATAAATGCGGTCTGATAACAAACCACTAACACTTCAATTAATACTCTGGAACACCCGACCGTAAATTTACGGTCTTGATTAAGGGTTAAGGGTGTGAGTACTCGATTTGGGCTACTAACCATTGAAAAGTATATCGAAAATCTGGATTTCATCTTTTGTCAATCCTTCCAAAATCTTCGTTTGGGGAGCATACAATTATGATACCACTCATTCAGATTGAAACATTGGGGTGGTCTTTTCGCAAATGGAGGGTCGTATTCAAAACACACACGACTTGCGACCGCCTGGTTCAAAACGGTTTGTTGCAGCCGAGTTCCACTCATCCCCCATTTGACGAACAAAATGGTGAACCACGATTCGTGGTTGAAATAGTTGGGGAAATCGTGAAAAGGAAGGTTTGTCAAAATGGGGGATGAGTGGAACACGGCTGGTTTGTTTAGACTTTGAAAATCTTCGTTTGCGACGCATCAAGTGTTTGTTTCCCACACGGGTTGTTTTCGTTCCATGCGTTCATACAAACGCACCCAAAATGGTCTTTATCTGAAAAACGACGGCCTCTAAATCGTCGTTGTGGTCGTTGTCGCGACCGGAATAGAGGTGGTTTCGTTTCGGTTGGTATATGCTTCTTTGAATCAGCGTGGTGAAAAACGTTTCTAAGAATATAGTCGCGATTCCTTGACCGGCGCATTTTCGCTCACCGTAGCCAAAAGGAAGAATTTGGAGCACATCGGTCGGGATGAATACTTGGAATCGCCTACCATCTCGCACAATCTCTCGCTCGAGGATGGGGAACGGATGGTGTTGGGTGATGTTGGCGTGCACGCTCTGGTTCACATCCCAATGTACGGCGATGTCGCTCACGTTGATGGCCGGTGAGATTATGAACGGCTGTAGAACAACTGACACGGAGTAAATATCGTCAGGGAGATTGTACTTGCTTTGGCGTAAATAGGCACGAATCACTTCCACCGCTCTCTGTTTTTTCTGGATATTTCCATGGCCCTTCAACGCAATTTCTTTCCTCCATTCCAAACTGGCATCGTAGAGTTCGGCGCAGCACCGATGGTGATATTCTTGTCGGTTGGGCTGTCCCTCGGGTGCAAAATCGCCAAACACGTACTGCATAAACACGCAGATGGTCAACGTTCCGATCTCTTTCGACGTCACCAGCGTTCCGTCCACACACACCGTCCGTGCCACAATGTCCTTCAACACCGCTCGGTCGGGCAACTGCGCCATCAAAGCCAACAGGCGCTCTTTCAACATCCTCCACGTTGCGCCGTTCTCGCTTTCCAAGCTTAGAATCGGCTGCCATGCACGCCGTGATAACCTGGCTTCGATGAAATCCCCCTTGCTCGAACTTTGCAGGTACATGCGTGCATCCGCCGCATCGGTTACCCAAATGAACCCGACATTGTGTCGCAATGTCAGACAATACAGAACGTAATAACGCAGTCCATATCGGAGGTTCATCAACGCCATGACGGATGCGACGACGCTCGCAACGGTCATCGCGAGAGCCACAAACACCACGGGCGATGCAAACGCACTGGGCACTACGAACACACTGGGCACTACGAACACACTTGACACTTCGAACACACTGGGCACTTCGAACACGGTAGACGATTCGACCACAGTCGACGATGCAAGCACCATTGCAAACCGCAAGTACGGAACAGTGCAAGATGCCGTGTCGAACATTTATATAACGAGAATGTAAACAAACGGGATGGACCGACTCGCAATCGACATTCTGTTGCGGATGTTGAACATTCAAGTCCACGTCATGGGTCGATGCCGTACAACGCACCCTGTCATCATTAGCAATCACGTATCGGAACTAGACCCGGTTGTATTGCTCTACGTACTACAAAATCACCGTATCCGATTCGTCGCCGGTGCGGACGTGAAGCACAATCCGATGTTCAAAGTCGTTTGTGACTACTTTGACGTCATCTGGTTGGGTTCCGATAAAAGAACGGCGTTGGACGACATCGCCCGACAACTGCGACCGAACGATGCGGTGTGTATTTTCCCCGAAGGGACCTTGTTTTACCGAGCGTCCGCTGAACGCAGCCACGCGTTCTGCCGTAAAACGGGACGACGTCCATTCAAGCATGTGCTAGCTCCGAGAGAGGCTGGGTTTTCCAAAATCAGGGAACGGTTGAAGCCACATGGTGCATACACGGACATCACACTCGTATACGATGCGGATATGCGAAAGTCGGACACACCGTTGGTACTGACCGACTTGCTAAACGCGAAGCGGAAAATAGTCAAGGTGTGGATCGAAGAGACCGACTCTTCATTGACAGACGCCTATCGTAGAAAGGACATCCTGATTGGTCAGGAGCGACGTAATGGCCGGATGGAAGCCAATGCGTCGCTGTGTTGATTGCATGCACCGCCGTTCTGGCGGTGCGATGCGACTCGCCAACTAGACACACGTTCCACCAAAAGGACCGTTCTAGGCCATGATGCTTGTGATTTCGACAGACAACTTTATCCCTTCCAAACGAAGATTTTGGACTTTTCAAGGGCGTATCTGCCACATGAAGCACTTTGTCAGTAAATGTACGAATATATAGGCTAGTGTCGTGAAGTCCTTACAAAATACACATGCTATCATCATCCATGTGGGAAACAACATTTCTGCGAAATACCCACGCCGGATTTTGTAAGGACTTTACGACCTTATCCTATACTAAATAGTATGTTGGATTCGTACATTTACTTACAAAATCCGGCGTGGGTATTTCGCGGAAATGTATCCCTCCCAAACGAAGATTTTGGAAGGAGGAACAAAAGATGAAATCCAGATTTTCGAATCCCTTTTCAAGGGCGTGAGTACTCGATTTGGGCTACGAATAGTTGAAAAGTCAG